GCCGGTACCATATAGCTGCCGACAAAAAGAGTGATCTTGGTGAGGTTTGATACTGGGATACGGCGTTCCATATCGGTCTCCTGTCGTCCCGGACCATCTCCGCCTCGCCCGTGGGTTGCCACGAGGTCTACGGCGGATGATGGTTTCAGGGCTGGGTTATGGATTAACGATCGACGCGGCCAGTACCGCTGTACACGACGATCGAGGTCAGAGCGCCCTTTAGCAGCTGGGGCGTGTGTACGACGATGAACTGATCACCGTAGGCTTCCTTCTTGCCAGTGAAACGGCCGTTGGAATCCTTCTGGTTCTCCAACTCGCCCAGGGTCCACGGCTTGACCATGCGGAAGCGCACGGTGCCGCGTTCGCCGATGACCGTCCGGACATCGCCATGAGGCAAGCCTGGCGCGAAGCTACGGAAACCGGGAACGTCCTTGATACGGCCAAGGTTGCCGTCAGCGGACAAGTCGGTGCCCGGGCGCTTGTGGTTCGCGCCGAACTGCTTGGCCTGCTCGATCTGCGTCATCAAGGTGCCGCTCATCAAAGCCATGTTGGCCATGTATGCGCGGTCCTCGATGATGGTCTTGCGCAGGCCGAAGCGGTACAGGAATTGGTCGTACTTCACATCGGCTTCCAGGCTGCCTAGATCGCTATCCCACTTGTAAACGTTGGTGGTGTATGTGTAGCTTGCGACCACTGCATGCGTGTTGCTCGGAGGAGTCGGCACACCCAACTCGTTGACGAAGGTAATTTCGCCCAGGTTGTAGTCGATGGTGTAGTACAGCCCTGCGGCTTGCGTGCCGGTGCCGTCGTATTCAGAACGGGCAACAGAGTTGGTTGTTACCGTGACCGCGTACAGCGTGCTACCCACTTGAACGCCCTGCAGGTCATAGATTTTCTTCGGACGAACAATCGGGAATTGATTTGTCACGAAGATGGTCTTAGTCCCATCTGCAGTCGCTACCGCTTCGTTGCTGACCGCTACGGTAGAGTACTGGTCGGCCGCATTCAGGTGTTCGCCGAAGATCAGGCCTTCGCTGTCCTCGCCCACGATTCGCGAGGCATTGCGTGCATTTTCGGCCACGATATCGAAGTTAATCTGGCCGTTTCCGACCAGGTAGCGCAGTTCATCGGACACTTCGAACGCCAGCTTTTGCGGGATGGGACGGGCTTCTTCCAGCGCTTGCTTCACTGCCGCACGTGCGATGCCCTGGCCTTCATACTTGCGGGCATTGGCTACGCCGGCACCGGTCGTATCGCGGTAGCTGTAAGGCAACTGGATAGTGCTGCCGAACTGCGCAGTGCCGACATCGCACAATCCCAGGCCAACCAGTTGATACAACGCTTCACGCACTACGGTACGCTCAAAGATTGCAGGCACGGCGACGTCGGATACGACCGAATCCCCTGCTGCCAGGCGGCGATGGGCATCGCATTCACGATGCAGGCGCTCCGCATGCAAAGAGTCGTAGAGGGCCAGGGCCTGATCGACCAGTGCGCGATTACCCTCGATCGGGACACCGCCCGACAAGGTGTAGCGCCTATGGCTTGGCATGTTACCGAACACGCGCTTGTCGACTTCTTCCTGCAGTGCCTTGATCTGGTTGGAGCTGTCTACGCTGATGTGGACATTGCCTTGCGGCCAGTTCCAACCCAGGTCCGTCAGCTTTTTCGCCGCGGCCATCTTGTTGCCGAAGGCGATCTGGTTGTCGGCCAGCTTCTTGACTTGATCGCCAGTCATTTCAGCCGTGATCAGGTCGACGACCGACTCCGCCAGTTCTTTCTTGGTGGTTTCATCGAAACCGGAAACTGCGTTGATCGTATCGGTCAGCATCTTCACGTTGCCGTCCCGCTTCTCGGCCAGTTGCTTGGCTTCGTTAGCGACGCGCTCGGTTTCTTGCTGCATCAACTTCTTGACTTCCTCGGCGGACAGCCCGCCCTTGAAGTCAGGTGCCTGGATCGACAGAGTGACGATACGGTCGCCGATCTGCTCGGCCAGCTTCTTGCCCGACTCCTCGAAGGAAGTCATCAGTGCAGCTGCCTGGCCTTCGTCGGTCAGCGGCTCGACGGCCTTTTCAAAGGCCTCGGTTAGGGATTTGACTACGGGAGCGGCCAGGTTCAAGCCGGCCAGGATAGCCATCAATTTGGCGACGAGTGCTTTATGCATGTTAGTAATCTCCGCGAGTAAAGTGGATTGCAATTCGGGATGGAGCAACGTGGGGACACCGGAATCGTCAATTTCGGAAAGCTGCACAGGATCCAGTCGCTTCACGACCGGCCGCACGCACAGCCCTGCACCGAGCATCACGGGGCCATAGGCCTTGCCGGTCTCGTTGTCCTTGAAGTTCTCCTGATATTCGATCGAGAGGTAGCGGTAACCCTTGTTCTTGATGGCGTCGACGCCTAGAGGCGTCCATTCCACCAGCGCACGCAGCCGGTCGCCTTCGACGGCCAGCTTGAGCACCTTGGCTGCTGCGCCATCGCTGGGGCGATGCGATACGTCGAAAAAGATTTCTTGCCCGTAAGCGTTGTTTTCGAAGTTCGCGACCATGGCCAACAGCATTTGTCGGCTGATCTCGAATTTGCCGTAACGGGGATCGCTAAACGTACCAGTGCGGGTAACCGTCACCCAGCTGGTCTTTTTACCTTCCTCCAGGTTCACATGGAGTCCGGACAGGAATCGCACTGTCCCGGGATCGGCTTCGGATAGCTGTATGGTTTTGGCTGGCTGCATCAAATCCTCCAAGGGCTCCAGCGCGTGGGCGGCACATGGAAGGCGAGCGAGCCAGTGAGAGCCGCCCACGACGGAGCTGTGGCGAATGATGCGGTTTAGATCAAGCCATGTTCAGGGGGGGTAAATGGCAGGGTGATGAAAAAACGGGCACGGCTACAGATAGCTCAAACAGTGCGGCAGCAGACAAGCCTGGGCACAGCTTTGTCCACAGATTTTGTGGATGGATTTAGTGCAGGATTTGCACTGGGATACGGTTGCCGCTTGCGTCCTGCAATGTGGGAAGTTCTTCGTCGGGAGGGACGTGCAACAATGCGGTTTGCTCCACAGTTAGCACCCAGCATTGTCCGAGAACGGCAAACATTTCGGCAGCATTGGCCAGGGGCTGCTCGATCTTGTAGGTCGTCGGCCAGGGATGGCTGACAATTTCGCCCGCCTTGACGGCGTCCAGCAGCAGCTCGAGCACAAGCTGGGCATCCCTGCCGCGCACCTGGCGCGCATCAGGATCCCATTCGAACTCGATATCCGGCTTGTGCCAGACCGAGGATTTCAAAGCGAGCTTACGGTACATAGTGGAACAGCAGCCCGATCACCAAATTCAGCATTTCTCGATCCTTTCCGACCAGCTCTTCAAGTCGCCAGGCCTGGCCCCCCAGCACGTCTTCAAAAGCCATTGTCATGACTTCGAGCGCGCCGTGCCTACCCAGGTAGTAGTGCCCGGAATATTCCTTACCTTGGTACGGGTTGCGGTACTTATCTTCGCGGGTCACCTCGCTTTTAGCATAGCCGTGATGCGGATACAAGTCTCTCATGCGCCGCAACGGGTCACCTTTCGTCCGCCGTCCATGCAGCTCCTGGAAGAAATCATCCAGCGAGGGCAAGGCGTGCTGCAGCCTATGGGTATATTCGTGCACCATGGTCGCAAAACTTCCGCCGCGGACAAAACCATCGCCGCCACGGGCAACCCCTGAAAACCCCAGCAAACCACGATAGTGCTGGCCGGCCACATCGGCAGGCAGTGTCACCTGTCCCCCGCGCGATGCCGAGTATTTGGCCCATAGAGGGCCAAGTCGATCGGCAGTCTTGGTCCAGTCGTCGGGAAACAAGCGCGAAGCTGCCTTTACCAACTCCGCCCCCTTGCCACCGTTTTGCACCTTAGCCGGTGTATTGATGGGCCTCGCATCACTTAGGCGCGTGTGCAGGCTTTCGAGCAACTTGCCGCCATCCACCGATCCATCACCGCGGCGAGAGGATTCGATCAGCTCCGTGACGATCGGCTCGCCTCGAGAAATCATATCGTCCACGTCCAGCCTTTTGGACGGTCGCGGCCTTGGAGGTTCTGGCGGTTGCTGCCCAATCCGCTTGCGCACTGAGCGCAATGGCGCTTTGATCATGCCCTGCGTCAATCCTCCGGACTTGAACACATCGTACTTGTGCTTTCCCAATACGCCGCGCTGTTGCGCTGGTGTAAGACGGTCAAGGGCTTGCATCGGCGTTTCCTTGCCTGCGCGATCCGCATCCGTCACTTCGTTCCTGAACACGATTTCCACATAACTCAATGTGTTCGGGTGCGCTGGCCAAGGGCACTTTTCACGGCTGGGATACACCCCACGCCCGATTCCGTGAAGGTTGGCCGCGGCATGCAAATCACAGATGTCATACTTGGGATGCGCCGGCGAAAGCAGGAAGCGCCACCCAGCAAAGTCCGGATGATCCTCACCGCCGCGCATATATGCCTCCCCATGCGCCCGATTGAGCTCGGTTCGCATCAGTCGCATGGCATGGTCGAGAGGCGAACCATTGCCGGTCATGAGCTGGTTAATGATGGTCTGCGAGATCCGTGAGGCGTTAGCTGCGTCGATTTTTGCTTGCAAGTCCAACGGTACCGGCTTGCCCTGCAGCAGCAGTTCCCTAGCCGCCTGCCCTGCGCCGTATCCCTGGATCACCGCCTGCTCGATAGCATTGATGACGATGTCACGGGCGTGTCGATCGAGCCGCCAAATGCGGTCGGATAGCTGCAGGCCATCCCCGCCGATGAATGTGACGATGAATCGCAATGCCTCATCAGCTATACGTTGCGCCGCCAGGGTATTCAACAGCGGTACCACTTCACCAGTTGCAGCAGTATACGGGCTGAGGCCCAGCGTTGCCGCCTGTTGCATACCTTGCTGCAACAGCAGGTCCCGGGCATCGCCCAGTTGTTTCAGTCGCGCATTGACCTGGCTCAGGACATCTTGTAGTTGTGTCAGTTCTATATTGTCATCGGCGCCCGCGGCGAGGCGAAGACTTTGTGTAATTTCATCAGCCGCTTGCTGGTAGATCGTCTGCAAACGCTGCAGCGCTTCGGCGTCGAGCTGATCCATCTGACGCTGAGCGACGGTGGTGGATCGGCGGATGCGGGCCTGCTGCGCCAGTCGCGACTCAGTCATTGGTGATGCTCGTGCCGCTTTCCCCCTTGCGCTGGTTGCCCGGGGTGATGCTCACTTGCTGGGGATTCGCACCGCCTTTCGCATCCGGATAGGGGTCGTAGTTTTCTGCGTCGCTTTGCCGGCGCTCTTCCACCGTGGCAGCGTCGTAGCCCAGCTCCTCCCATACCATGCTTTGGGGCAGGCCGAGCGCCTTGAGCTTTAGCGCCCTGTCCGTCGTCTGTGTGGGGGTCTCCGTCCGTCGCTCGGCGTAAGTGATGGCAAATTCGTCCGAGTCAGGGTTGATCCCCTTGAGCAGCAGGTGGAAGCGGAATCCAGCCTCATAAACGAAGGCCAGTGTGTCCTGCAGGTCGTCAATTTCGTCGAAATAGGTCCGCTTGAGGTCCTCCAGGATGTCGCGCGCCATCCCATCCGTGTATCCCATCATTCCCTTTGGTAATGGAGAGCCCGCAAAGAATGTATCGAGCAGGTGCACGATGTCTGCGACATGGTCGAGATTGCTGTCACCCTGAACCGCCGTAACGCCACCCTCGCGATTCATGTAATAGTCCGTGGTCATGCCTTCGGCTTGGTCTTTCTCAACCGTCTGTCGATAGGTGTTGAGATCGGCCTCGCTAGCACCCTTGAGCACATGCGCCATTCGCAACGGGGCGCGCATGCGACGGCGGATGACCAAGTCTTCTTCTGTCATGCGCAGCTTGCGCCAGGTGGTGCGCGTCGCGTCGAGAAACGGACGGCCCAGACTGCCGACATCGTCGAAGTTGTCCGGGTCGAATCGTGCATGGAATAGTTTCCATAGCGGGAAGGCCGCCAGCTCGGTTCCGGTCAGGATGTCGTACTGGATATACGCGCGGGTTAAGTCCTTGAAGCGGCCGGATTCGTTGACGTTGGGCATGATGGTTTCCGAAGGCATGCGCACCCCAGCCACCACATTGTTCTGCTGATCCAGCACCCACTGCATCGGCAGATTACCCTCCATGACGAAGCCACGTGCATCCGACTTCAATTTTTCCCTACGGTTGAACTGCATCCGTGTCTGAAACTCCTTCCAGTGTTTCGATAGCACTGGGCTGGGCGTGGTCTGCTGCATGATAAGACCGCCCTTTATGATGTCTCTCGCCACGCGACCATGGATCAACTTTGCCCGACCATCGAGACGATCCATTTCGCGAATATCCAGAATCGCCTGGCGCAGGTCCGGATCCACCCACATGATTCGGTACAGGTAGTCGGTGCGCGACTCTGGTGTCGGACGATAGCCAGCCTCTGATGTATTGGCACCGACGCTTGCCGTCTCCTGCGGCAGTGACGGTGCCCCTTTGAGGTAGTGGAAAGCTTTCTGCAGCAGGTTCATGCCACTTCTCCTGTGTCGAATACTTCGATACGTATGACGTTGCGCCAACCGTCGATCAAGCCAGCATCTACCAGCGCCTTAATTTCCGGTACCAGCTCGGGCATGTGCTCATGCACCAGCGCCCGACGACGCGCAACGGCTTCTTGTTCCTGTTCATTAAGCGGCCGCAAGGCAGTTCGCCGCTCGGGAACTGCAAGCGATTCCGCGTCGCCGTCCGTGCCGGCGTACGGACTCTTACCCCGCGCTCGTGCGTAATCGTTCATGCTGCGGCTTCGCCCAACAATTGAGCGCGCGACTGCACGCGACTGCCGATCACCGTCGGCACGTCCTCAGCGCCACGCGTCACCAGCGCCCAGACTGATGCGCAGGCTGCGTCGAAGAAGTCGTCGCCCAACTTTGGATTGGCCATCTTGTAGCTGGCATAGCTGGTCTTGGTCGGTACTGCCTTGATATTCCCCAACTGGCGGATAAATGCCTGCCAGTCAGCAGACCCCTTTCCCGACTTCCAGGCGGCGTCCGGCACCCACACCACGTTCGGCGCGGCATCGCCCACCAGCTCGTCATCGAAATACGGAATGGCCGCCTGACCGTTGTGGAAGGCCGCGCGCAGCGCAGTCGCCATGCTGTGCTTGGTCATCCCCTCGAAGCGGATCGGGGCGAAGGCCCATTGCGGCCAGGCACTGGCCGTGCTCTGCCCGTCGCTGATGGTCTGCCGGTCGATATCGGTCAGTCCTCGCTGGAACAGTCGGTCGTTCAGGCTGGTCAGCATGCCCAGGCCGTAGGCGTCACCCATCGCGTAATCCGGCCGGAAGTACTCCCACAGCCCGAGCAGATCCATCTCGACCACCTTGTCGTCGGTGCCAGCCGGCCACGACTTCACGAACGGGAAGGTAATGAAATTGCCGATCTGTTCGGTCACCACCAGCGCAGACTTGGAAGCTGTAAGGCTTTCACCGTGGCCTGAATGGTCGTAACCGAAGCCGATCAATCCGCGCCGTTTGTATCGATGGCCAGGCAGAGGATCCGCAATTTCTAGTCGCGCCTTCAATCCGATGGTCATCGCCGCACGAATGTGCTTTTCCCAGATATGGTTCTGTGCCGAGACGTTCTTGCACAGAAACTGGCGTATGAATTCCCCCTCAGGCAGCTGGGCACGCATCTCCAGCATGAATGCCTCATTGAGAATACCCATCTCCATGCCCAGGTACACGTTGATGATCGGTAGCAAATGGTATTGCTTTGAGTCGATCAAGGACTGCACAACGTCGGCACCCTTGAATACACCGGTGACCCGGATCTGCGGCTTGAACGATACATCCTTCGAGACGCCCATCCGTCGAGCCGAGCCGAGCATGGGCAAGAAGCGCGACAGCAGCCGGTCGCCCGGCATGTCGTCGACTTCCTCGATCGACGCGTAGCTGATCGCGTCGCCATCGATCTGGCTCATGATTCCGTAGGCGCTGGCCTTGGAGCCGTTCGCGAACTGGTACTTGGTATCCGTCAGCTGCTCGCGACCGGACTTGTGCGCCACGTAGGCGCGCAGCATCGGGGACCGGCGGATCGCCTCGAGGTGATAGTTCAGGTTGTTCTGCGACTGCTGCAGCCGCGGCGCCACGATGCCCAGTTCTTGCATGGGAATAGTGGATAGGTGCTTCAGCGCGTGCATTTCTTTCCCGGCCGTCTTGCCCGTGCGCCGGGAGGAAACGTCGATAGTGTTCGGGTGCATGTCCATTTCGATGCTCTTCAGCACCTGCATCGGATCCAGCTCAACGTTGTGCACGTGCTTATGCCAGAGCAGATGATCATCCTTGTAACGAAGTATCTCCTCCTCGGCGCGAGTGGAAACTCGGATACGCTCAGCAGTGGAGGTACGAATCAACTCCCGGACTCCTGGTTGTACTCGATCAGAATCGGATCGCTCTCCGTCTGCTTGTTGGCGCGCATAACCTTGCCAGCCAGGTTGGCCAGCAGCTCGGACTGCCGCTGGCGGAATGCATCCATGCTTTCCTTGCCGCCGTGGTCATCGCCCAGCTTGCCGAACTCGGATTCTTCGCCATCGATGACCTTGGCGGTCATACCCATGTCGGTGAGGGATAGGCCAGTGCGAGACAGCAGTTCGCCGAGTGGCTTAAATAATGGATGCGCCTCGATATCCTTGATGATCCGGCGGTCACCGTTCTCATCGATGTACTCGGCGATGATTAGCTCGTTGGTTTCCTTGTCCGTGTACCATTGCGGCGCCTCAATCTTCACGCCATCCGCCACGATCGTCTGCAAAATCATCTGCAGCAGTGAAAAAACAGTTGCTTGAAGATCTGAGTAAATGCCGTTGAGGTGCTTGGTATTGCGCTGCTCGAAAGCAGCGTGATGCTTCAGGAATATCTCTGTCTGTTTTACGCAAGCCGGCTGTTCCTTGCACCACACCCGATCGACGTCGCAACTTGCACAAAATGGATAGCCGTCAGGCTTGGACGGGAAATAGGTGGCGGTACGGGCATACATACCGTGCTTCATTCCATTGAAACGGGTACGCATCGCCTCTTCTGACGTCGGATGTCCGACCAGGTTAGCCGCTGAAGCAGCCTTTCCCTCGTCAGTCCTGGGCCCAGTCGCAGCAGCATGAGCTTTCAGCAAGTTCTGCTCGAACCAGGCTTGTTCGCGCTCTTTCCCGCAAATAGGACAATTGCCGTAATAGGCAAAGGGATGGTGCTCCTGCTCCGGGACTTCTTCCACACGATCAGGCTCGGCCTTAAAGGTGCGAAGACACGGTTTGCAGTAAAAGGTAATCTCGGAAAGCGGTTTAGAGCGGTCTTTCGCCATGCTGCGCAGTGTCACGCCTCACAGCAAGCCATGTTCAGGGGGGGTATTTGGCGATCAGCGTAAATTTGCTACCGCGCGATTCAATTCATTGTAAGTCCTGGCCTGTCGAGCTTTCTTCAAGAAACGTTCGGGTAAAGCTACCGATACAGATTTGGTTCGCAGTAGGGTCTGCACGGGGAGCCAGATCAGAAAACGGCCCACAGCAATGTGGGCCGTTTTCATTTGTTTCGCCGTCTCCAGCCGCACCTCAGGAATTTGATCCTCTTTCTCGAAACTCATCACAGCGGGTCTCTTTGATCCACTGCTGGCATAAGGTTTGACCTGGCGCTATGCAGTATCATGGCATCTTCAGCAATTCATAGAAGCACGTCATGGGAATATTGGTTAACGTTATCAGCGCGGACGAAGAGGATCTTGAGTCCATTATCGCTTCGCAGCATCCTGTCGATGAATGGAGCGGTATCGAAGCACGCGATATCGATCGGTCGAAGTTCATTACCTTGCACTGCCTGTTGACGGGCGACGGGCTCGAGGACGCGGTCTATTTTTATGAGCCGGTTTTTGCAGATTTCGAGGACGGCCCGATCGTTCTGCGTATCCCGGATGAGTTGACGGTAAAGCTGGCCAGCCTGGACGAGGACGCCCTGGAAATCGTGGGTGAAGAGCTGGCAGCCACCGAGGACTTCGAGACCAGCGATTTTCCCGTGGAGGAAATCCAGGCGCTGGTGAGCGAAATGGCTGCGCTGGCGCGGATTGCCGAATCCCAGACGCAGACGTTGTTCATCTGGATGCATCCGCTGATGACCTAGTAGCCGTAAGCAGCAAGACAGAAAAGCCGGTCATAATGCCGGCTTTTCTGTTACCAGCCATAGCCCAGGGTAAAGAGCAGCGTCGAGTCTTCCTTCTCCCTGCCTTCCGCCGGCGTACTGTCCCAGTTGAAATTGAATTGCGCTGACGCATTGAAATCAAAGACCAATGGGAAACGGAACCCGGTCTTGGAGTACACCAGTATCTGGCTGACTTCTTTCAAGCCGACCAAGACCTCGTGCTCGTGGAAAAACTTGGTTTTTCCGCTGAAGAACAATTCGTCGTAGCGGGTTGCCCAACGTACGCCTGGATAGCTGTCGTCCTCCGCCTCGTAGTAATCTTCGCTGACGTAGTTGAGACCGGCTTCAAGTGAAAGATTGCGGTTGGGAGTTTCGAATATCTGGAAACCGCTACCGGCGCCTACCGTGCTTCTCAGACGTAAATCGCGAAAGCGGTCGTTTTCCAGCGTGCTGTTGGCATAGCCGTACCAT